AACCAGCAGCCATAGGTTCAACGTTTGCAACAGCAACGTCAGCACCAGAAGCACTAGGAAGATGTGAACCTTCTGCTGGTGCGGCACCAGCGTTGACAGCATTTTTCATTTCTGTAACGGTCTCTGCATCAAAGTTCTTTGATGCAAAGTCTTCAAATTTCTCGTTTAACGAATTAGACATGTAAAATAACCCCGTACTGGATACTTTTGATTTTCTATTACTTATTTATTAAAATTATAAGTTAGAAAGCAGTCTCTCAAATCCCTCAAGGATTTTACCCTCAAGTTCTCCGCGTGAAACTCTTTCTAAATCTTCCTTTACTTGCTGAAGTTCTGCTTCTTTGAATGCTCCATTGTTCCAAATCCATTCTTTTCCTTCCATGATTCCATTAACAAAAGCATCAGGAGCAGAAGGATCTGCTACAATATCAGCAGCAGTTGTAAGCATGAAGTCGTCACGGACATAGTTAGAACCACCTTTGGATTCTAAACTACCGACACCTCTTGAAGAAACTCCGAGTTGAACTCCTTCACGAAGAAGATTCTTTGCAATTTGACCCATAGGGGTTTCAAGAAGTTTTGCCTTACCAATATAGTTTGCACCATCTTGATAAAGTTCTACAATCTTATGTGACACACGATCAAGATTGATGGTAGGACCATCGGGATGACCGAGTTCACCAAGAGCACGGGATTTTTCTACAAAATTTGTATTGTAGTTAGTCACTTCGCGCTGAAGAACAGGCATGGGATATACTCTTCCATTGCGATTCTTGATATCGCCTTGGAGGAACACTCCCTGAATATATGTATACTCTTTTCCATCCTTCTCTTCAGTGAGAAGTTCAATATCTTCAATGTGCTCTACGATAAGTTTCATTGTTCTTCTTCGGGTTCGGTAGTAGGATCTTCAATCTCTTGTTCTGCGGATCCTTCAGGTTGAGGAGCATCAATGTTGGGATCACCAACTTCAGGTTCCTCTTCCTCAACAGGATTCATCAGTTGAGAAGCATAGTCTTTTTTGTAAGCATCTAATTGCTCTGATGCTTTAGCATAGAGCATATCAATCACTTCATCAGATGCAACAGAATTGTTTCCGTTGACAATTTTATCAATCAATTCTTTAGTAACAGTCATAATAGTAAATTAATTTATAGTATTATTTAGTTTTCAAGTTCTTTAGAAGTCTGTGCTTTCATGGGTGGTTTCGTTGATGTATCAACTGGACCGCCTGATGGTGGAGCGGGAGCATTGGGATCTTCCACTGGCATGACTGGAGTATCCATGAGTTCACCAGACTTCTTCTCCTTCTCAATTTGAATGCGGATCTCTTCAATCTCGGATTCTTTTTGCTGTAGGATCTGACGTTTGATATGATCGTTAGAATAATAAACACCCAAGAAAGGTTGCATTCTTTCTACGAGGTTTAATCTCTCACCGATCATCTCAATCTCTTTGAGTTCAGTGAAATGGTTATCAAACAGATAGTCATACTGAATGTGTTGCTCCATTATTTCCCAATCTTCTGAGGTAATTACACCCTTCAGAATCAATTGAGTCTTCAACATATCATTGAATAGATGTGAGAATTGCTTGCGGAGTCTACCGACAAACTTAATAAACTTAAGTTCATCACGCAGGATCTCATTGGAGCGTCCAAGACTAAATCCCTTTTCCTCGCCCACGCGAGATGGTGGGAGGTTTAGCGATTTGTAGAGTTTCTTCAGGAAGTATTCAACGTCCTTCAGTTCTCCAAGATTCTGAGCACCAGGAAGTGTGGTGATCTCTGTTCCTCTACCACCTTCGCGGCGAGGTAACCAGAAGTCTTCCAGCATACTCATGAATTTTTTGTCGTCACGAATCTCACCAGTGCTGGCATCATAGACCAGTTTATTTCTGTAGCGAGACATGACCTCACGCAGATATTGTTCTGCTTTGACCTTTGGAAGATTACCAACGTCAATGTAGAAAATACGACGTTCTGGTGCGCGGGACATTCTGTAGATAACCAGAGAATCTTCAATCATTCTCAGTTGGTTAACTGCCTTCAATGCTTTATGCAGATAAGACAATGGCAAATTTTGATTCATGTCCATCAGTCCTGACGTGCAGAACGTGATCGCATCGGGTGCAATCTTCACACCGAGTTGATCGTTCCCTGCAAGAGTAACCGCTGCCTTATGATTGAAAACACCTTTTGGATTATAAAGATAATACTCGTTAACTTCTCCGTAGTTTAACTTTGCATTATCTGGTCCACCAGCAGCAGGTTTCTTTTTAACTTCGCGCATCTTCTTGATCTTCAGTGGATCAATGTAACGAAGTTCTTTAATACCTTCTGTTGGTTTGTTTACATCAATTACCTTATGATAATATAGTCTTCCATCAATATACCAACGTCTGAAAATATGATAGCACTTCTTATCAAACTGAAGAAGTCGCTTCAGTTCGTTAAATTCTTCTCTGATTCTCTTCTTGATTGACTCGCTCTGATCAAGATTAGAGAGTTCAATTTCTACTGGTGAATCATCACCATCTGCAACGATTGCTTCGTTGACTACTTCATCAATTGCGGAGTCAACTTCAGGGTGTAATGAGACTTCGCGATACTTTCTGATCTGCTCAAACTCATTTCTGGAGACTCCCTCCATGTCAACATATTGACCGTAATAACCCCCAGCGGAGATTGTTACGGTCCCATCGTCATTATTAGGAGCAACAGGGGAAATTAACCCCTGCTGCTTCTTTTTCTTTTGATTATCCTTATCTAAGGAAAATCCAAACAACTCCGCCATTGTATAGGATCAACTACGTTTACTGTAGTTATTTATGTGGTCGTTAGATTGCTACGTTTCCGATAGCAGTTGAAGTACCACCACTCTGTGCTGCAACTTCCCACCAGTCATACTGGAATTCAACAGTATACTCAGCAATGCTATTATTGTTGTCATACGACAAATCAATCTGAGAGATGTTGCTTGGGAAAGCATTTTTGAAAGTATATTTTCTCAATACTTTTTCAAATGGTTTTTTGTCATCTGCAGTATCAACAGCAGATGCACCTCTTTGAAGTTGCTCTACATGAAGAGTTGCGTTGTTGCTGGATGTATAACCAGCACCGTCAATGTGGCGGTTAAGTGAATCCATCCACTTCTCAAAGAATCCTCTAACTTTAAAGGACTCGTCAAGCATGATGGTAACAGTCCATGATTCAAACGTTCTGTCACCAGGAAGTTTGATTACACGACCACGGAAAGGAACTTCAACTGTGCCGATTGAAGAAGCTGGGATACCAGCTGAACGGCAAAGAAATTTGAATTCTTGTCCTTTTACTTTGCCATTGCCATCAATTTTAGCAATGTTGTTTTCAAGATCGGTTACCGAAACCATGAATAGGTTAGGGCGAACTCCATACCCAATTTTATTTTTAAACTGTGTTAAGGTTGCCATTGGTTGATTATCTCCTTATGGTTTATTTATTTTAAAAGATCAAACTCTGCCAATAACTTCGTCAAACGAAACACCAGTGCGCGTGGCAACAAATGTCAGAGTGATGAAGTTGATTGAACGAGCTGGTTTTACATAGATATCGGCAACAAATTCGCTTCTATCAATAACATCTGGAGTGTTGTTTGATTCATCGGCAACAACGAGGAAATCAGTCATGCCTCTTCTTGCCTGAATGTCACGCATAAAGTTTTCAACTTGAGATGTGAAATTAGATCTTGTTGATTCGTCATTCAGTTCAAACAGAACTCCTCTGGAGAATTCTTTGATTGATCTCTCAATGATAAGGAATAAACGACGAACGTTAATTCTATCAAAAGCAGAAGGACTACGAAGAGCAGTCTTATCACCAAAGAGAACAACACCTTGACCAGGGAATGTAGCGATTGGGTTGATTCTCTTAGCATAAAGTTCATCTCTATGCTGTTTGGTTGGGTTAAATGCAACCTTGATTGCATTTCTCAGATTTCCTCTGTTGAAACCAGCAGGGGAATACCAAGGTTCTGCAATTGTAGCAGCGTTAACACAAAGACCAGCAACATCAGCATTACATGGAATCCAACGATAAGCATCATTGAATCTGTCGTAGATGTACTTGTAGTTAGAATCAAATACAGCGTAAGAAGAACTATCGCTGATTGATTCAAAGAATTCAACTACATTTTCTTTCTGCTTAGTTGCAGTTGAAGCATCACTACCAATAACATCAGTTCTCTTGGGAGAAATAAATGCAATACAATCTTTACGATTGGTGGCAATATTGATCAGTGAATTTGCTTTGGCAAGGTTACATGGACCAGCAAGGATATAATCAAGTTGAATGGTCTCTGAATCAGAGAAAACATCCAAATAAGTTTGGGTTGAATCGCTGACATCATATGTTTCATAGTCAAGACCACCACCGAAACTATATGACTTATGTGCCAAAAGTGAGAAGTTAGTTGTTGAGTCGCTGTTAGCAGTAATCTCTCCAAGACCGCCTTCGGTGTAGACAGAAGTAGTTTCGTAAGCAGTCAAATAAACGTACTTGGAGCGATCTCTGATTACGTCTCTGTAGAAGTTAGTTTCTCCTTCGGTTGTCTTAGCGTCAGACGCTTTTGAAACAAAAAGAATTTTTTCAACAATTGAATTAGCAACTCCAGTGAGTTTGCCATCTTCATCAACAATTACGACGTGGATTTCATCGTTGCTTCCACCTTTTTGTGCAACAAAAGGTGATGTACCAGGACGGGGAGCGATTGCATTCCAGTTAATGCCAGTTGTTGCTTCCTGTTGATCGTACCAATCTACAACGCTGTCAACAGAAACTCCACTAACAGTTGCAGTTCCACCAGAAGTGAATCTTACGGAAGCAGCATCAAGAACAACAGCAACCTTTGTGGTATCAGCAGTGTTATCTGCGTAGGCAATTCCAGTTGCGGTTCCGTCAGTAACAGCATCACCTTTAGTGAATGCAACGCCACTAGCAAGTGTAATGATTTGGTCGGCACCAGCATCAATGGTGATAACCTTCAAACTATTGCCCCAAGTTCCTGGGTTTTTAGCGAGGAAATCATAAGATTGTACGGTTCCTTCAATGTTTGTTTCATATTCATCTTCACTATTAACACGAACACCAGCAACTGCTCCGCTGTTAGCATTTGTGAGGAATGCAGCGTTTGCTTCTGTAATTCTAGCTACTTGAAGATTACCGCCATAGTTAAGAAACTCGGAAGCTGTATACCAGGATTCGTAGTTATTTCCGTCTGGTTTACCAAACGTTTCTACGAGTTCTTTTTCGTTAGTGATTAATTTTGCTACGCCCACTTCACCTTTTGTGAATGGACCAGCAATAGCGCCAATATTGGTAATTGTTTCTTGGATGCGTGAGTTAGTAAAATCACGCTCCCGAACAATAATTCCAGGCGATACTTGTGTTGCCATCTTTTACCCCTTAAAGTTCAGATTTAATCTAAACTTATTTATTATTTTGACTGTTTCTCGCGGGGAAACAATGCATGAACACACTACCAGTCTGGATATTCCCATCTCCTAGAATCCTTTTTTCTTGCATTAGAAACTCTGTGAATGGTGCATTCCTTACACTCATAAGAATATGATGATACTGTCGGTCTACCCTTTCGTATCTTATAAAAATCCGTTGATAAATCTTTTTTTATACCACAAGATCTACACCTTCTTTCTTTGAAAAGGAGATGCTCTAGTTCAAACTCCTCTTCAAAATCCATTATAGATAAGACCCCATGTAAGTAAACTCTGATGATACATCGCCATACTCATCTAGGAACCAACGATCACCAGAGTTATCCACAAAACTCTCCTCATCTTCTAGACCATCAGAGATGAAACCAAATGGTGCCATGTCCTGTTCAATCTGATTTTTCTGTTCATCGTAGATTCTCTGACGAACATCATTGTCCGTCATTTCTTTAAAATAATCTTGTACTGCTAACCATGCAAAAATTACTAGACACATCGCAAGGTCATCGTGACATCCTTCTTCTGCCTCAAACGATTCTCGTTTAGAAATAAATGTCGTGAGTTCTGCGATAGTCTCGTAGTCTGGGATGACTAGTTTGTCGTCCTCAATAAAAGTCTTTAAGTTTAGACATCCAACCTTCTTCACGGTCTTAGACATCTTAACACCGAGTTGTGTTTTCTTTCCAGAGAATCCTGTGCCAACAATCTGACCAGCACGTCCTCTCATGGCACACATAAGAATGTGATCATACTCCAGATCATAATGCATCATAGATGCTACCTGATCTCCAATATCATTAACTTCAGTTAGAATATATGCTCTATTATATCCTTTGGCAATATCAACAATAATTGTAGGGAACATGATTGCTTTGATCTCATTGTTCCTGTATCGTGCTACAAGCCTGTAAGGGAACTTTGTAATGTCAAATACCAAAAACGCACTATAATCACTGCCCACACCACGGGCAACGTCAACAGTAACAATATAATCATGTTCTTTTTTGGGGTTTTCATATACTACAAGACCCTTATTGTTGTTAGTAATAGGATCATCATACACCATTGTACGCAATTTACTCGCAGCAATTAATGTATCTACAGATCCCAGAAACTCACACTCAAATTCCTGTGTGAACTGTCGCTGAGAAGTGTTCGCAATTGTTTGTTCTTTCCACTTAGCGTCTCTACCAGGAACCTGAGACCAGTGGACTTCTGTGGTAATATATTCATTTTTCTTTCTCTCAGCATCATGCCAAAGTTTATAGAACATGTTCATTCCATTTGGCGTGGAAATAATAATAACCTTCGTAGACTTACCAGACGAGATGGTAGGATATACAGAGGAGAAGAACTGTTCTGCAATATGAGTTGGAACGAACGCAAATTCGTCCAGGAAGATGATGTTGAATGACATACCTCGGACAGCAGAACTGGAGGTAGATGCTGCCATGATCTTAGAACCATTCTCAAGTTCTAGAGATCCTTTATTCCATGACACAATACCTTGCTGCATCCATTTGGGAAGATTCTCATAGGCAAGTTGTAACCTGCCCAAGAGTTCTCTGGATGTAGTAAGTTTATTTGCCAGAATGCCAATGTTTACGTTATCATTGAAGATAGCATAATGTAACAGGTAAGATACCACCGTAGTGGACTTACCTGTCTGTCGTGGTAGTTTAGCAATGTTAAATCGGTTCGTGTGGAACCTGTTAATCATGTCCTCTTGGAAGTCCCACATTTTAAATGGAACAAGACCTTCGTCCAGAGAAACAATTTTTATATAATTTCTAGTAAAGTAAACTGGATCTTGAGCACACTTCAACCACTCCTGAATTTGTTCGGGAGTAAATTGCATTTGAACATTCGCCGCTTTTAGATTGGGCGAACCTTTATATATTTGGTTGGTGCTCATGTAATTTCAGTAAAAATTAAATTTTCATTATTGTTGAGAATAGCAAAATCATCTTCTTTCATAATTTCAGTGATTTGTCCTGTGTGAATTACTTTAGTAATTATTTCGCCACTAGTAACTCCACTTAATGTTATTGTGACATCCAATCCAGTAGGATTTTCAACATGATAAACAGTCATACTAACAGTTCCAAGCTCTCAGTGATTTGTTGATCCTGCTATCAGGATCACTAGCAGTCTTCTTACTAGTTAATTTCTTTTTCATTCCCTTCATTCTAGCGCAGAAGGATGCCCGCCTGGGATTTCCAACCTTTTTGCTTGGTGCTTT